AAGAAGGTTGCAGGTTACTGGAACTATGACTCTTCTGAGTTTGAACGTCCTGGTGCTCTTCTGGATGACGATGATGCACTAGAAGCACTGTGGAAGAAAGAGTATTCTCTTGCTGCCCTGACTGCTGCTGATCAATTCAAGTCCTATGAGGATCTGAAGAAGCGTCTTGACTATGTTCTAGGTAACAAAGGCACTCCCCGTTTCCAAGACCAGGAAACCGTAGAAGAGGAAGAGCAGTTCCGTCGTGAGAACCGTGGTGAAGAACCTTCCTTCACTCCTAAGTTCAGTTCTACTCCAACTCCAACTCCTCACCCTGCACCTGAACCTTCTCTGGAAACTACCACAGAAGAGGATGATGCACTCTCATTCTTCCAGAAACTTGCTGAAGAAGAGTGAGATGGACATATGAGAGGGTTTGCTTAACCCTCTTAGTTGTTGCAACATATTATAGTTTAATATTTAAATAGATTCCGTATCTTTAAGGGTTCTGCTGATAAAACCAGTGGAACCCTTTCTATATGACATGACTTCTGCAATATCTTCAAATACTAGATTTAAGTATTTTGGTTTTAGGATTTTGATTGCTCTCTTTTTCTCTTGAATTCTCTCTTCGTAGATATAATTTGTAACTGCAACAGAACAATCTTCAATAGATACATGACTATCTAGAGTCTCTTCATAATATTCAAACCTAAAGTTTTGATCAACCAGAAGTCCTCCTGGTAATACCGTTACACCATCAACACTTGTTATGACTTTAGATTCATAATGATGAACTTCATAGATTGCTTCATAACTTCCATATTTTTCTAGTAAATATTCATTATACAAGTTAGTTGGCAATGGCCACTCTTCTTGAATATTTAAAATATTATTAGTGATTAATACTACCCAATCTAAATCTTCTTCACCATAAACTTTGAATGCAACATTATCAGGTCTTTCGTCACTTTTGATAAAGTAATCCTCAAAAAAGGTCGTATTAGACGCAATATCTTCTCTCAGTTTTGCTCTTCTAAAGAGATTTTTATTTTGAAGTGTTCGTCCTGGGAGACTTAGTTCTTCAAGATTTTGATAGTTTATGTTTGGTAGTCTTTTGAAGTAATTTGCCATGGTTAGAGTCCGATTTCGTCTGCACTAAAGTCTTCATATTCATCATAATATACTGGATCTAGTTCTGTAAATGATAATGACATTTGATATGCAGTCATAGTTCCTGCAGGATCATTAAAAGTCATATAACTTCCATCAGGCATGTAATTCACATTGCAAGATTTTAAAGCAACTATTTTAGGTCTTCCAATTGCTTGGTGAGTGTGATCTTCACCAGAAATTCCACCACGATGATAAGAAATTTGAAATACGTTAGGTGCCAACAAGAAAAGATTTGTGGTTTCTCTTCTTACGGACATGGATTGCTTAAACATTCTAATAATTCTTCTTACCATCGATGCTTCTGATGCTTTTCTTGCACGAAATGTATATGTGTAAGTGAAATTTCTTAACTCTGGTTTATTGAATAATAAAGTCATATTTGGATTTAGAATAGCACCAGAAGTTCTGGATAACATATTCGTTACTTGAGCTGCTTCTTGTGCAGCCAGCATTGTAAAGTATTTTCTTGCTTCTACACTCTTTCCTTCAAGAACTTTTTGACCTTCTAGAATTGGATTAAAATTTGAATCCTTCGGATTTATTGCAGTAAATGCTGCTTGATATGCAAATGCTTTACCAGAATCCACATCATTACTACCCCAACTAACAGTATTTCCATCTTCAGCACTTTGAATTGGTAAGTAAACTGTTCCTTCAGGAGTTCCCAACTCTGGATATTCAAATCCAATTTCTCCATCTGTTTTAAATACTTGTGGTAGATATCTATATGTTCTAAATTTTATGTAATCCTGCAGTAATTTATCCAGTTCTTCTGGATAATGCATTTGACCATAATCAAGTGAGTTACCTCTGAAGTTTGCTCCACCAGAAGATTGTTCATCATCACCTGTTTTTTTATCATCAGTATCTTTTACATCTGGTTTATCTTTATCATCACTATCTTTAGTATCAGTATCTTGTGCTTTGTTTAATCCTTGAGTTTCTGCCTGCTGTTGACTTAAATTATTTTTATTTGCTAGATCTTGTTGACTTTTTGGACTCAAATTATCATTTCTTTTTTGTATACCAGTTTTTTCAAGATCATCAGTTCCACCATTTGCCATGGCAGCATCTAAATTAGTTTGAGTTACATCTTTGTTTTGTTTTTGAGCAGCTTCTAGTAGTTTATCTTTATCTAAAATCTGAACAGTTCCGTTATTTGCTACGTTACCACCATTTCCAATTACTGATTCTGATCCATCTTCATTTTCTACAACAATATCATACTGACCATTATTCGTTACAAGTCCTTCCTCATCAGTTGGGAACTTGTACTTAACAGGTACTTTAACTTCTCTATTTTGAACTCTAGAACCCTTACTCACATTAACTTTAAGTTTGAGATCGTGTTCTTTCTCTGATTTGTATGCCATCTAATAGATGCTGTTATTCAGCTATTTAGGATCGTTTTTTGATATGGTATAGATCTCATGTAAGTAATTTCTTCATTGTATACACGATGAACCTTACCAATAACTTCTTGCCAAGTGTATCGTCTTGGCATATTCAAGTGAAAGTTTAAACCAGTGAATCCCCAAGATTGAACAGAGGTGCAAGCAATTAGAGGATGTTGATCGTAAATAATGTTAGGTGTTTTTGCAAGATAGACGAAGGTATAATAATTTCCTGCCTCTGGTATGAACTCAGACTCAGTAAGAACTTCAAGAATTGCAGTCATGTAATCATCAGGATCAGAAAGAGTATCAATTAATTCTTCTAACTCTGCAGTTCGATTCATCTCTTGATACCGAGTTCGTTTTCTGTTATGATTTTAAATTCAAGTAAACGATCTGCACAGAACTCTGTTGCTGCTTTCCATTTTGCTTGGTTCACTGCATAAGTTTTCACTTCATACAACCAAGATTTTGTTTTACGTTTTGGTTTGGGATTTGGTTGTTGAGTTTGTCTATGTGGTTTCACTTCAATCACATACTTTTTAATTGATCCATTCCTTTCACGGACTTTAATAAAAAAATCTGGAAAGTATTTGTGAACCCGATTGTCAACAGGAGAACGATAAGGAATCCAAAACTCTTCACTTCCCCATTCTAAAATATTTTCATTACTATCACACCAGACACAGAACCTTCTTTCCCATGAACTTCTACAAATAATATTGTTCACATCACCTACATACTTTTGAGGATTAGAAGGTTTATATCTGCTCTTGATGCTTTCAGACATCTCTTATTCATAGTATAACAAAGTATCTTTATTTATAGTGTAATGCCAGCAGCACCAGGGCCAAAGTCTTTTCTAATGTCCGAAGTGAAATCTAAGATGGGTAGATATGCATCTACCAATTTTTTCCATGTATTTTTTACTGTACCAACTACAGTTAAAAATAATGTAGACGCATATGGTGGAGGTAGATATATTAATTTTATAGATATTGCTTGTATTGATGCAACTTTACCAGGATCTACTTTTGCAACTCATGAAGCTACAAATGATTATACTGGCATTACTGAAAGACATGTATATCGTAGACAGTTTGATGGTAAAATAGATTTTACTTTTGCAATTGATAGAGAATATACACTTATAAAATTATTTGAAGGATGGATGGGATATATTGGAGGTGAAGCTTCCGATGGTTATAAAAACTATGAAGCAAATAGTGCTTATAGAGTTCCTTTTCTCAATGAGTATGTATGTGATTTAACACTCGTTAAGTATGAAAAGGATGCGACCATTGTTGAGAATGGATATTCACCAACAAGATTGGAATATCATTTCGTAAATGCGTTTCCAATTTCTATTTCAAGTATGCCAATATCACAGGGACCAACTGACTTGCTTACAATGACCGTAACAATGGACTATCAAAAATATTGGATTACAGAAATTAATGGTAAAAGTGGGAAAGGTGCTACAGGATCTGGTGGTCCTCAGGGTGCTAAACAGGTTCCAAATAGTGCCTATAATGATTCAAATAATTATCAATTGAATACTGATAAAGTTCCCGATTATGAATCTCCTGAATTACAAGGTGGTACTGATCGTAACCAATATGGTAACCAGGATAAAGTTGGTGATAAAGTAACTGATCCAGAAATCCTGAGAATGATTGATGAAGAGAAGAATATTAATAAACCAGTACAACCAAATAACGATCAACCTCAAATTTCATCAAAACGACCAAAACTTAATCCCGATAGTTCCTACCAACCACCTGTAACTGAGGAGGAAAAAGCAAAAGTTAAAGAGGACAGAAGAGTTGCTAAAGAGGGAATTGACTTCTATTAAATCCCTAATAAATAAATACAACCTGAATTTTTCATTTGGTTTATTATGCCATTACCATCAATTGCTACACCAACATTTGAGTTGGAATTGCCTTCAACAGGACAAACAATCGAGTACAGACCATTTCTAGTCAAAGAAGAAAAAGTTCTTCTATATGCATTGGAATCTGAAAGTCAAAAGCAAATCAGTAACGCAGTCAAGACTGTCATCAAAAACTGCATCAAAACAAAAGGTATCAAGGTAGAAAAACTTCCAACCTTTGATATCGAATATCTGTTTTTGAATATTCGTGGAAAGTCTGTTGGAGAAGATATTGAAGTTGGTCTGATTTGTCCCGACGATGGTGAAACCACTGTTACTGTCAATATTAACGTAGAAGATATTGAAGTTCAGAGAGAAAAGGGACATGATACTCAGATTAAACTTAATGATGAACTCATGATTGAAATGAGATATCCATCTCTAACACAGTTCGTTAAAGAAAACTTTGACACTGAAAGTGAAGCAGACAGATCCTTTGATCTAATCGCAACATGTATTGATAAAGTTTATACTGAAGAAGAAGTGTGGGAAACTGCAAACTGCACTAAGAAAGAGTTGATGGATTTTGTTGAGGGTATGAACTCTACACAGTTCAAGAAGATTGAAGACTTCTTTACCTCCATGCCTAAGTTATCCCACACAGTGAAGATTAAAAATCCAAACACTGGTGTTGAAAGTGAAGTCGTACTTGAGGGTCTAGCATCTTTTTTCGCATAGGCATGATCCATATGGATCTTGAGAATTATTTCCGTCTCAATTTTGCCTTGATGCAGTACCATAAATACTCATTAACAGAGATCGAAAATATGCTTCCGATCGAACGTGACATCTATGTTATGCTTCTTCAACAACATCTTGATGAAGAGAAGTTAAAACAGCAGACAGCAAATGGCATCTAGGACTACTACCGATCCAATAGAAATACTCTTAGAGATGGGTGTAGACCTAGATAATCTCTCT